GATTTGATGGCCTTTGGCCTTGTGCCAAGATTCCTAAAGCTGTCCCTGAAAGATTAGGTAATAAGCCAAGCAAAGAAGATTTAAAAGAAAGGAATCGGATGGCCTTAATGGCACATCGAGATCGAGAACAAAACAGACCAAAGCGAATCAAGATTGAAAGATATATGCAACAGGCAGAAGAACTAGCAGGACGGGTTATATGGCAGGCATATCACAGTGACCATAGAGGAAGGATTTATACATCAAATAAATATTGCACCACTCAAGGGCCTGACTATGAGAAGTCAATTCTTGAATTTGAAGAAGCTTTACCTGTTGATGAAGCAGGTTTTGAATGGTTATTAGCAGGAGCAGCAGGACATTACGGATATAGCCGATCACCTTGGGATGAACGTGTGAAGTGGGGTGAAAAACATATTGAAGAGATGAAAGCCGTGGCATCTAACCCATTAGGAAGGGTTGAATTATGGAGAAATGCAAACGATCCTTGGCAATACTTACAGGCTTGTAAAGGTGTTAAAGAAGTCCTGGAGGAAGGTAAAACAGGGGTTCCAGTTCGCTTCGATCAGACCACTTCAGGGTGTGGAATATTGGCAGCCCTGTTGAGGAACAGAGAGATAGGCAGGTTATGCAATTTATATGGAGACACCCCTGCAGATTTATACAGCCTTGTAGCTGAGAAAGTTATTGAAAGACTTACCCATGATTTGCAGTTTGGAGACAGACGAGAACAGGTATTAGCAGAGATCTGGTTAGAGAGAGGAGTATCAAGATCTCTATGCAAGAAACCAATACTTGCCGCGCCTTATGGAGGCTCCTACATGTCCCTGTGTGACAACTTGGTTGAAGTCCTGGATGAGCACCTCGGATATGTCCCATTAGAGAACTTCACTTTTGAGGTTGCTATTCCAGCGAAGTATTTAGCTAGTCATTTATGGGCAGAAATGAAAGAACATATTCAACCTTGCCTTGATTTAAAGAAATGGTTAATGCGAGTTACTAAGAAAGTAATGATCAAAGGTCATCCAGTTGAATGGACAATGCCTAATGGTTGGCCGATGAAGATTGCAGATAGAGAACCCACAAAATCCACCGTTAAAACAATTTTGTATGGAAAGAAAATACACATTTCATTAAAAGATCAACCAATTACATCGCGTCTTTCATCAACACAAGCAAATAAAGGAATTGCTGCTAATTTCACTCATGCTTGGGACGCTACTTTCCTAAGTAACTTCTGTTACGAGGCCGCAGAACAAAATATCCCTGTCATCACAAACCATGATTGCTTTGCTTGCCATGTGACCAATGCTGACAGGGTTCATACAATGTTACATGATACTTTTGGGTCACTATATGCACCTAATTGGCTAATAGGAATAAAGGAAGAAATTCAGTTAAAGACAGGGATCTCTCTCCCTAATCTTCCTGAAATGGGAACGCTTGATCCTGCAAAGATAGGAACCAACCCTTATTTATTTTCTTGAAATAACAACTTTGAATCATAGGACTTGCACAGGGCCGTAGAGTAGTTTACCTTTATGAAACACCCTATATATGGAGTCTTTTGGCAAAGGAATTAATCAAAACACCACAAGGAGAGATCCGTTGGTGCAAGCTTTTAGGTGAAGCTCGTAAAGCTTACGAAGAAGGAAAGCCTGATGAATGGACTGCTGAATTATTACTAGATGGCAGAGATAAAAATGTCATCGAGTGGACCGAAATGATGGAGCAAAAGTTCTATGAATTACATGGAACTCAAGCTAAAAAAAATACTTATTGGTTCAACTGTCTTCCTGATAAAGATGACAGTGCAAAGCTCGTTGTGAAATTCAAATTACCTTGCTTCACTCGTAAAGACGGAAGCAGATCAGAAGGTCCAACAGTATTTGATTCCAAGAGAGCTGCTTGGCCTGTCTCTACAGAAATCGGTAATGGATCAAGAGTGATTATTGCTTTTGATATTTATGCCTGGAACAACAAAGCTGGTTCAGGAATGACCTTGCAACCAAAGATGATGCAAGTCATTGATCTTATTGAGTACACAGGCGGGTCTTTACCTAAAGAAGATGATGTCTTCGATGAAATTTCAGGCGGTTATTCAGTAGCTGAAACAGAAGGTGCTCCATTCTGATGGGCGTTATGACAGCAGAAGTAATTCTGCCTTTACGTCCTATTTCAAAGCCAAGACCTAGATCCTTTATGGGTCAAAGCCGACCATACAACGATCCTGTTTATAAGAAGTGGATCAAAAATGCCAGAGCACACATGACTGAGTTCTGGACTAGAGAACCACTTGAGTTTGTAAACAATTTGCATATCAGTTTTCGCGGCCCTGCTCGTGGAGATCTTGATAACAGAGCTGGATCAATTCTTGACGCAGGTAATGGTCTGATTTGGAAAGACGACAACGTAAAAGTTATCGGCAACATGACACTTCAATGGCATCACACAAAGGAGAAAGAAGCACACATCATTCTCCATATCACATGGGAGGAAGATGAATGATTCCTTGTCCTAACTGTGGTCACGACAAAAACACTGTCCGTGAAGTCCAAAGCAAAACACAAAAATTAAGGCGTTATCGCGTCTGTAAAAAATGTGGCAAGTCATTTACAACTGAAGAATTTCTAGCTGTCTTTGCTGGTAATTCCAGAGGTTTAGTTATCGACAAACCGCCAGGGGAGGCAGATGGGTGAATCCCGCTTTGTTCGCCACGATTCTTGCCCCGACTGCGATAGCTCTGACGCTTTGGCGATCTACTCGGACCACACGTTCTGTTTCGCGTGTCAAAAATTCACGAAAGGAGAAACCCCTGAAAAAGCTCCCAGACAGGAACCTATTCGGCCAATGAAACCGCTTGAAGATTTAACTCCTTGGGAGTCTGATCATTATCGGGGTATCCCTAAACGTGTACTTGATCAATACAACATTCTCAAGACAGAAACAGGAGTTGCTTTTCTTTATCGAGACGACTCAGGAAAAAACATTGCAGTTAAACAAAGATCTAATGACAAAAAAATCTCCTGGAAAGGTGACGCGAAATCAGTCTCAGGGTTTGGTTCACATCTCGCAAATCCTTCCCACCATGATGCAATCGCTATATGCGAAGGCGAGTTCGATGCCCCCTCAGTCTATGCAGCCACCAGTGGAAAAATAGTTGGTGTCTCTGTTCCAAATGGAGCACAGAATGCAGCTAATTTTGTAAAAAAGAAGTTCAATTTTTTCAGTCAATTCAAAATCATTTATGTCTGTACGGACAACGATGATCCAGGTAATGCTGCTGCTGATAATCTTGTTGCTCTCTTTGAACCAGGCCAAGTTCGTCGTGTTGTCTTTCCTAAGAAAGATGCCAATGACACTCTTCAAGAATTAGGTGCTCATGCTTTAAAAGAAGCAATTTCTGCAGCTAAAGAATTAAGACCTGATGGCATTAGACCTGCTTCTGATTACGCAGGGATAGCGAATAAACCACCAGAAAGAAGAGCAACAAATTGTGCATTTGGTTTCTGGAATGACAAAACTCCTTTTTATGACAATCAACTCATCGTATTAATTGCGGGGTCAGGCATTGGTAAGACAACCTTTGCAAGGGCGTTGGCATTACATGATATGGAGAGAGGTATAAAAGTTGGGTGGATTGGACTAGAAGAGACAGCAGAAGAAGCCGTGTTTCGTTTTATTGGCATGGCTGCTGGAATCCAGTTACATGCTCGACAAAACTATGCAGGACTAACTGATGAACAAATTCAGAACATTGCACAAGCTGACAAGTTTGTTACTGGTTCTGGAAGCCTTGAGTTATTTGATCACTTCGGATCACTTGATGAGAAGGTCATTCTTCAAAGGATGAAGTACATGGTTATGAGTCTTGGTTGTCAACATCTCTACCTTGATCACCTCACGATTATCGGTAGTGGATTAGCTCAAGACACAAGGCATTTGGATTCAATGATCACCAAGATCAGAAGCTTCATTGCTGCTACTAAATGCACAGTATTCGCTATCAGTCATCTCAATCGCTCTTCTAGTGGAGAGAATTTTGAGAACGGAAGCAGCCCTGAACTCTCACACGTGAGAAATAGCCATTCCATAGTCCAATTAGCTGATTCAATTTGGGCCCTCTCCAGAAAAAGAGGAGAAAACACTACTCATT